GCATGCTGGGCATGCATTGTATCGTGGATAGTTCCATTGACTGTGATGTTGTATTTATATTCTAACCACGACACATCATACGTTTGATTTTGAGCGACCTTAGTAATCTTCTCGTTCTCAAGAACACGCTTTATCCAAGCCCAAGCTCGTTGCTCATGGGCAGGGTCGGTCCAATAGTTTTGGAGTACGTTGCGCTTGTCTTTGAATGGTATAACGAGAGCGACAGTATCGCTTGGAGCGAAACCAATACAAGTAATAAAACCGCCCCCTGTTTCAATGTCGAAACTGAGTGGCTGATCTGTGTTATTCTCTCTAATAAATTTTTGTTCGAAGTCCTCGAGGTCTTTGATGTCTGGTTCAATCCATAACTCTCTTTCTTTTATTTTGATTTGTGGTGTGTTGGATTCCTCGACAGCCTTCCTAATATCTGCTAAGACAATAGGACGGAAGTCGAAGTTTCTAATAACGGCACTAGGACTAAACGTAGGCATAACTTTGGTCCCACCTGTGAGGTCCGATTTAAGAATGGTTCCCCTGTAAGTACCTATCTTGTCTAGTCCTGTCAGCGCCCATAACGCAACGCTACCCATGGCAATAATGACATTAGGTTTGCACGCGTTAAGCTCGTTTTGCAACCGCTCTAATTCACTCTCGTATTCTTCTTTTAAAAAGCCGAAGCCATGCACAGGATACTTGGAGCGCCACTTATTCTCTTTACTAAACTTAGAATAGTTCTTCTTGTTCATAAAGAAATGGGCGGGGTTCTCTTGTGCAGGCTTCTGAGCGAGAGCATGCGTAAGCAAACAGTTCTCCACATTTAGTTCTAATATCTCACACATTTTGTGAAACATTTTTCCCGTACTACCAATCATGATTTCACCAAGACGTTGCTCATCCGTAGTTGGAAAATCAAATACGAAAGCTATCTTGCAATCACCGTTAGGTTGTTGTGAAGGTACTGTCTGCTTAGTCATGTTAGAGTATTCTCTTTACTGTTGGTTGTAGAATATCTTTATTCTGCCCCACCATCTCGTGCTTGATTAAGCCCTTGAAGGTTTTGCCAATTGCCATCTCTAGCAATTCACTGTAAGGCAGGTCTTCCACATGACCCATGTCTAACCCGTTGGTTAGAAACGACTTCAATCCTGTTGCAGGATTGTTTACTTTCAAGGCGTTAGGTGTAGCCCAGAACTCCATACGAGTTGGCTGTGCGTCCTTGAGTTTCTCGTCAGTTAAATCTGAGTCGATCACTCCAATCGCCTTAACGTTTACTTTGATGAGGGGGGTATTATTTTGACCCACTTCATCCGCTCTATAAGAAGTTATAGAGAACTCATAACTACCCTCTGGTAGCACGACAGATTCTGGCGTGTCATTGGGTGTCATGTTTAAAAAGTCAGCAACATTCGACATTATTTATCTCCTTTCGTATTGCTCTCTTTGAGTTTAGACTGCGCATTACTTTGAATAGAATCAAATAACTTTTGCAAGTTAAGTTCAATGTTCGGCTCTATTAAAGACGGCGCGGTAACTTTCAGATCCATTCTATGGTCTGACATTGTACGTAACGTGCGCTCTGTTCCTTTACTAGATGAACGAGTATCTATTCTGCATACACAGTTAAAGTACCTACCTATCTTAGTAGATAACTTCGAACCGACAGATGTTGGATATGCTTTTGACACACCCAAATCGCCTTCCATATACTGCATGTGCGTGGTTACCACTACATTACATTTCACTTCATTGCCTGTGATATATTGTATAATGTTCTGGACATCACGCGCCGCCGCTCCCCACTCGGGTTGGCTGGCTTGCTCTGTTGGTTTCTTATTGTTAAAGACAAGAGCCGCTCTCAAAGCAGCTTCGCCTAACAGTGTGAGGGAATCAATTACTAAAACTGTATCGTCTCCCCACTCTTTCACAGGACCTAAGTCTTCATCGCCATCTTTCCAATGGGATAACAAACGTGCCCCTCGTCTAAACGAGTCCGCCTGTCCTAGTGAATCTCTTAACGTAACATATGAAACGTTCTGTACTGCCTCGGGTTTTAAAAACTCGGGCAAGATATCAAGTCCGTCATCATAGTCTAGTATACGTAATTTTTTACCTGCGTTAGCTAAACTCGCTAGAGCAGATGTCTTACCACTACCACTATCTCCGCAGAGTAATAGCTTGGTAACACTTGTTGATTTATGTTTACTTATGTTTGCCATATACTGGTCTCCTATAATGTTTTGAATTATATACTATTAAAAAGATTTGTCAAGAAAATTATTTACCACCCTTGATAACTTCAAGTTCTTGTGGTTTTGTTTCTTCTAAATCTGGGTGATACTCTTGGTGAAAGTCATTACCAAAGAACATTCCCCTTTGTGATTTCGCATGAGCACATGCTTCTCTATATCTGCAACCGCCGTAGTTTCCACATGATGTAAAGTTCGCGGGATAGTATTGCGAGCTAGCATATACATCTGATATACTAAGATGATGCAACGTATCATTGTACCACTCATCAATTAATTCTTTAGGTACAGTGTATACTTGTCTTGCAAACCTTGTGAAGTTCGCGCCTGTCTGCACTGCATCAATGATGAAGCCATCCACAGGTAACTTCAATACTTCACGACACGCCCAGATGTATGCGAACACTTGGTTGTTGGGCATATAGCCATTGAAATACCAGTCTGACAAAGCAGTCTTAGTTGTCTTGGTGTCAACCAGGTACAGCCTGTCATCAATAGAAACAATCTTATCTATTCGACCGCTGAACCTATGACCTTGGTCACCAATGGGTACTTCAAACCTTTGCTCTAGTGCTGGCGATCCGTCTGGCATGGTAGCTAGCTTTAGCTTATCATCCCAGAACTCTTCTGCTTTCCAAACAACCGCTCGGAGCGCCGCCTCTAAACCTCTTGCATTTTCATCAGCAAGTTTTAAATCCTCACCGTAATCACGCAAGACCATAGCTACCGCACGTTTTGTAGATTCACTTTTAGTTAACCCCTCGTGCCTCGCTTTGTCTAGTTCTTCTAAGCCATGGTGTACTGCGGAACCAAATCCTGTAGCACTTGAGTAGCTTGTAGATTTCCAACCGTCTAACACAGACAGCTTGTAATATCTAGGGCAAGCTAAGAAAGAACTTAGGCTTGAAGTGTCCCATATCTTTTGGATGGGCTGATTGTTTTCATCCCATACAAACTTTCTAATTCTTGGTAATTCGTTCTCACTCATTGTTGTCTCCTTATTTTATAGATGGTAGTATAACATTAGGTCTATACTCCACGTAGTTCTCAATCAAATCTGACGGTACACACTTCAACATCAAACCCTCTATGTCATTAAGTTCTTTTGATATATTTGCGCGTGCTATCTCACAATTATTAACATCGGGATAAAGAAATTCAGATGCCATGTTGATACATTTCTGATCATCAACAGGACCCAAACATAAATACCCTATTAAAAATACTACAGTTTTCATGTCTCTGACACTAACATATCAAGTATATTCTTTTCAAATTTCTTAGGTGCTTTTGTTGTTGCGCTCTTTTTGGATATACGTTTACCGCTTGACTCCGCCTCACGTACGTTGATACGTGTAGCTTTTAAATAGTCTACTATTTTTTGAATAGCTACGTCATCATTGGACAACTCAACTGAATCTTTCTCCAATAATTCTGTAGGTATTTCTATCTCTGGCTTATCACTCATCTTATCTCCTTAATGTTTTGTTGAGGTGTCAGTCTTTGTGGAAGAGAATACAGAACTCATTGCGTCCCCTGTCTTGTTGTTATTCTTTTCCATCTCGTCAATCATTGGTCCCGCTGTTGTGAATGTATGTAGTACATCCGCTAGTAAACCAAAGCTACCCATTGTTCCATACTTTAGTAAAGACAATCTCATTCCTATCTCATATAGCGCTGATATAATAACATCAGTATCATAATCTTTTGATACATCCAACAGCGGGTCTCTCAAACTTTCTACACATGCTTCAAACGAAGCGCGATATTGTTTATCATCTGTCATATTTTTTCTCCTGTATTTGTGTCAACAATCTCTAGTTCCTTGACATCATCTAAGATGTGCATGATTTCTACACCATCATCAACTTGATTAATTTTAAGTACATCATATTTTGTAGGGTCTCCTTCCCCTGTTTCTTCAGCCAACTTCTTGTATGCTTTAATGTACTGATAAATACGCATACGTAAAGTGAAAGGCTTGCCATTCTTAATGATAAACCTAGGTGATTCATCACTTGTTGGATCATCAATTGCCTTAACGATTTTTTCTAAAGCGATTGAAATATCTGTCCAACGGTAAAGGTTGCCCGTCTTTGCCTTCTTCATTGTTCAACTCCTGTAAATATTCGTGGTCATTTGGATCAAACATGGGATCATTTTCAAATTCTTCCACATCAAAATCCTCTTCTAGTTCTAGGGTTTCATCTAATAAGTAGTCATCCCCTGTTGTGTATTTACGTTTTGCCATGCTTACTCCTATCCTATTATATTTAATACAACACCTATAGCTAACAGAATAAATACTCCGTATGTAGATACCCACATCATTGCACCTGTTATTCTATTACATATATCTTCCAAGATAATTAGATTCAATCTCTGCCACTCCATTCTTTTATGTTCTTTATTGTTGTCACTCTGAAATCAGAGAGAACTTCTTTACCTGTAATTTTCGCTGGTGTTTCTTCTACTAAAAACATTTCTGCCACATGCTCTGTGCCATCCTCTAGTTCCACTAGCGTATTTACAAGTGTATATCCTGCATTGAGTTCCATATCACACACGGCTGCGTAAACGTTATCATCTTTAACATGATACAGCTCGCCTTTGATTCTGTATTTACACACCTTGTTATCGTAGTGTCTAAATGTTATTGGATAACTGTGCAAGAAATCTTTGATAGTATAATTACTATCTACGGTTATTGCTTTGCCGATTCTTTTTTGTTTTGCCATTAGCCCGTTGAGTCTTTCTCCCTTTTTGAGAGTTCCGTACACGAACACTAATCTTTTTTGTTTTACCATTCTCTCCCTTCATGTTTTCGCGTAGCCATTCTTTGAGTTCAGAACGACAGAGTAATTCTGTCATAAAGTTTCCAAAGGAATTAACTACTGTCTCTTCTTCTTTATCTTTAAGTTGATACTGATAGTACGCAACGTGCATACACTCATGTATCACTACATTCACAGCATCAGCACCACCGCGTTCAATCATTTCCTTATCAAGATAGATTTTATACGGCGGTTTCTGTACGAATGTACCTTGTGCCTCACTTACTTCATACATGATATCATGGGGGGCACATATTAATTCCACCGAAAATGGTCCGATAGTTATATATTTAGGTAGCTTCTTACTCTTCGCCATAGTTTTGTATACCATGTATCATGTTCTTTGTCAAGTAAATTCTCGAATTTTCTCGAGTTTTTATGGATGTGAAACCACACCCACCTCATCTTTTCCTTCTTCATCTTCGCTCCACCTTTCCATTATCTGTTCACCTGTTGAATCATCTATGTAATAGATGTGACCATTGATAGTAATATATACGCAGTCATTTGCTCGCACATCTATCTTCATTCTTTCTCTCCGTCATTGTGTCGGGGTGTGTGATACAACCAACCCAAGTCACTGACCTCTTGCCTGTTAAATGCTTCGACAAATTGACGGACATTAAAATATTTAGGGTTGTGTTCTGCTGTACCTACGCCACTATCAAGGAATCTTTGCAGTTCTTCATCCGTCACTTCGTCGGTTGGATTCCAATAAGCTATGTCCCATACGTTATTATCCTTCATTGTGTGTCTCCAACCAATTAAAGTATGCCTTGTGGTCATCTATTTTCTTTTTAGGAAAAGCGTCATAACATTCAGCCAGTCTCTCTATCATAAATGATTTCATTTCTTTGTCTGATATATGCTCATCCATAAATTCATATACATGTTTAGCAAACAGATAGTTGTCTCTTGGTATCTTGCTTTGTTCTTCTGTCATTGGTTCTCTCCCTTTCTTGTATAATATTTTTAATGCTAGTGACTGAACGATTGGCTAATGTCTTGTCAATCTCAGCTACCTCATCTTGCATAAGTATGATTCGCTTATCTAGTATCTCTATCTCGCGTCTCAATTCTTCTACCCTGTCTTGCAGTATACTACTACTCACCATGTAATCTCTCTTTCTCTTTGAACCACTGAGGTTTTGCACGACCCTTCTCCCACTTGGCAAAGTATTTTTTCTCATGGAAATAATAATTGCGGTATGCTTCTACGGGATTGTCTTTGTTCTTGTACTCGTCGGGCATACACTGTGGTATGGTTGTCATATCTATGTTGTTATCTTTGCAATAGGATTCATGTATGTCTTGTTTGAATCTGTTGATTACCTCAAGGATTCTTTCTGACTTATGAATCTTACCAAAGCGATAGATGTATTCAACATTGATTTGATTTGCGTGTTGATACGCCCACATAAAATTGTAGTAGCTATCGCCTACCCATCTAGTCATGGGGTGATTGGGATATGCAGTCTTATATACTGTGTCGCCCTTGACCAGCTGTGGGATCTGATTGCGGACAGCAGTAGATAACATCTGACAAGTTTCCAATAACATTTTAGGTACATGCTTGTCACATAGGTTTCGTGCTGACACTTCACTGTCTGGGTTTAGATAAAATAGATTCATTGTTTGTCTCCCTTTGCTTTATGTTTGAGTTGAAAGTATTTCAGTGCTTGTTGAATACTCATGTCTCCGTTGATTGATTTCTTTTTAAGTTGTTCGTACTCTAGTCTTTCTCGTTCTGTCATTGAGCCTCTCTTCTATAAACATGTATGCCATGTGCAGTTGGATATCTTTCTCTACAATTTCGCGTTGCATAATCTT